AAATCGGATATTCTACTTCTATATTAAAGAAAAGGAGAGATGATGTCTCTCTTTTTCTCATCAAAGCCGTATTTTATACTAAATAAGCCGTTACTACGCTATCCGTAATTAAATCAGCTCTTCCATTGTCAGTTAGGTATTTATCAATACGCTCCTTGTACGCCTTCATTTTGATAATAATAAACGTATACGTAAAAGCTTCATCAATAATACGTTGTGCCATATATTCAGCCAT